CCAGGGTGTGACCACCCCAAAAACTTCAAAGTATTTGAACAAAACTATTATTCATTCAAATAAGGCATGACGTCGCCTTTAAACGTTAAATTGACGATCAAGTCAATCTCTGATATGATAGAAGCTTATGAAAGAAAAGCTGCTACCGATATCTATAGTACTGGTGTTACCACACAGAAACAGAGATTGCAAGATTGTAAGAAGGTCGAAACCTTCATAGAAGTTATTTATGATATTTTGAAAATATATGGGTACTTCTGTGGAGTTGAAAAAAGCTTGTCAAAGGAAGAGAGTATGTATATCAAACAGAAAACTCAGGTTGATAAGTTGAAGTTGAGGAATCGAATCCTCGAATTCGTGTATAAGACTGGCTTTGGTTCTTGGAAAGATTTTTTTAAGTACAAAATCAATGCTTTTTTCAGTTGGGTGATGGACCAGGAGGTCCCTCCAGCTCCCGCCGGATTGGATCAGTATAATGATCTTATCTTACCTTCCTTTTTAGTTTGTGGGAGGGGGAAACGTTTTATTCGTAATATGAAACGTATGAAATTAGAGTCTTTTGCGCAAAGTATTGCACAATCCAAGAAAGCTGCTCCGGCCGTATCAGAAGATATGGTAAGTGAGGCTGAATCCAAAACTTGGAAACACCTAACGACCGAAAGGTTGGATGATCCGGATTTTATTATCCAAGATGGTGTATTTGAGCAACCCATTAACAGAAACGTAATCTGTTATCAACTTAGACGAACCGTAAGGGAAGTCTTTGGTGGAAAGAAACCTGTTTGGCTTGAACTTGCTAAACCGTTTGTTCCTTCTACCAGCTCTCAATATAATAACTCTCGAGGAGAGATGGGAGCAGTTGGTGCTTTCCTGAGGAATCCTGTTCTATCTGAAAAGATACAAAAGATACAAGGATCTGATGTTGGAGTGTCAATGAAAGTTGATTCAGTCCTTTTGAAAGGAGAATTGACTGAACTCTACGGAAAAGCAGGAAAGGAAGATCAATTGAGAATTGATAGTGATTTTGAGAACGTCACTGTTAAAGATACTATTGGTGTTCATTTCGATGGGGAAAAGCTTTGTGAATTCTGGAAGGAAGAGATTTATCCTACTCTGATCGAGGAAGCCTTACGAGAGGAGCCGAAGACAATTGTTATTGGTCTTCCCGAACCATTAAAAGTTCGGTGCATTACTGCAGGTCCCCCTTTAACCTACACCGCACTCAAACCAATTCAAGAATGGTTGTGGAGTGTTCTCAAGGAAGAGTCCGTTTTTCAATTAATAGGAACTCCAGTTACGGAGGAAATTGTATTGAATCAATTGGGACGGTTGGGTTTTGATGAAGATTTTATTTCTGGTGATTATAAAGCCAGTACCGATAATCTTCATAGTTGGGTTTCTGAATGTCTGTTAGACGCACTAATGGAGTGCATTTCTGAAACAATGATTGGTCTAAATGATTTAGATGATCCACTAAGAAAGTGGTTACCAATGTTGAATTGTTTGATGAAACGAGCTTTGACAGGACATTCCATTCTGAACCCGAAATATAATGAAATATATAGAAAGGGGATGGATGAGATTCCAGAGGATGGATTTAAACCTCAAAAAGAGGGACAGTTGATGGGAAGTATAATATCTTTTCCTTTTCTTTGTCTTGCTAATGCTGCTCTCTGTAGATTTGCTATGGAAATCAGTGACCAGAAAAATTATAAGGTCGTTGATAGATATATCGAAGGATATGAGACAGCTAGATTGTTGATCAATGGGGATGACTGTGTTTTCCCTGGCAAGAACGGAATTTTTCCCATTTGGAAGCAAGTAGCCGCCTTTGGTGGTTTAGAGTCTTCGATTGGAAAAACTTTTTGTAGTAAAAGGTTTATGACTATTAATTCATGTCAATATAGTTATTCCGAATTAACTTCTTCATGGGAAGACTTTGGAGGTTGTATCAATGATTATACCTACAAGACAATTTCGTATGTGAATATGGGATTGGTTTATTGTCAGAAGAAGGATGGTACTCGAGGGAAACCCTACTATCGTATGGGGGCCGTACATCGAGATTTGGAAAGAACTTGTCCTCCCGAGCTGTTTGAAGCTGCGTCTAAAGTCTTCTTGAAAGAAGCTAAGACGACCAAATACCGCTTTGTCACCGACAAAAAAGGACATAAAAAAATTGGTCCTGATGGTGAATTTGAGATGTGTGAAGCTAAATATCACAATCTTAGGGAAGCGTGTGTACCCTTTTACCTACCAGAGTGGTTAGGTGGAGTTGGATTGGTCCCAAGTAAATCTATTAAAATGGATATGGGAATGAAAATTTCTTTGAAAGGTGCTTCAAATTTAAGGGAAAACATGGCGGAGGTCTGGGTTCCAAGGTCTATGAAAGAGGCCGATGAGTGGAGGTTCCAAAAACTTTTTAACGAATCTATGGAAGATTATCGTTATTTAGAACATCAGAATTTTGTTGATGTTGAAGTAGATGGAACTACTCGGAATTTGTTCCAAGAGGATAGAAAACTCTATGGACTCCAGATTGTTTCTTTGATGTTGCAGACTCCTTTGAACCTTTTGAAGGTGAGTCTTGATCATAAGAAAGAAGAGAAAGAACTCCTCAAAATAGCTCTCCACAATCAGAAAGCGTGGGAGCGAGTGAGGTCAAATCCTGATTGGAAGAAGATTAAGGCTGTTTCAGCAGATGAATATCTGCAGCTTTATTCTGATCTAATCTATGAAAAGAAGGATTTCTCTTTGTCATGTTTCGATGCGAGGGTCGCTAAACTTGCATCATTTCCTGTTTATGTAAACAGGGACCAACCTAGGGCGGTGCCCGAAGATCTTAGTCTGATTTAGGTGGTCATGGGTTTGCGAACCCCTTCAACGAGAGTGTTTAGAACGGTAATGCGTTGGTAAGT